GCGCTGAAGGGGGCGCCATGAGCTGGATCTCCCGCTCCCTTCCGCCCGAGGCCGAGGACCCGCCGCCGGCGCCGACGGCGCCGGAGACGCCTGCGCAGGAGCGCGACCGGCTCCGCCGTCTGGTCCGCCGCGGCATCCGATCCCGTCATCAGGATCGGATCCTCCGGCGGATCGCCGAGATCACCCGAGAGATGTTGGGGAGGATAACATGACCGTCGATTGGAAACCAGCACGCCTGCACGCCATGACGGCGGCCGAGCGCTCCGCCGAGTTGCAGCGGCAGACGCAGCTGTTGGCCAAGGCGATCCAGCGGACGATCGAAGATACCAGCAAGTCGTTCGAGATACCGCTTCTCAATGGGCTCGCAGCTGCGCTCGTGACGATCGAGGCCGGTGTGCTCGCTTCGGTCGGCCCGAGGGAGCGAAAGATCCTGCGCCGGAGCATGGATAAGATGCGTCCCGGCGCGCTGGCCGACATGCTGGCGCTCGGTGTGCGACAGGCGCGATCCGTCGTCGTGGGAGGGTTCGACGCATGACCCGCGCGCTCCTCGCCAAGGTGCACATCGCCCGCAAGGACCTCGCCCTCGCCGAGGACGACTATCGCGCCATCCTGCAGCGCGTCACCGGCACGACCTCGTCGCGTGGGCTCCCCGACGGCGCGCTCGAAGCGGTGCTCGCGGAATTTCGACGGCTCGGCTGGCAGCCCAAGGTCGGCAAGGGCGGAAACGGCTACGGCAAGCCGCACGTCCGCAAGATCTACGCGCTGTGGAAGGAGGCGGTGATCGGCGGCGCGGTCGACAACGCCTCGAAGGAGGCGCTCAGGGCCTTCGTGCGGCGGCAGACCGGCAAGGCGGCGCCCGAATTCTGTGCGCCGGCCGACGCGACCAAGGTCACCGAGGCGCTGAAGGCGATGATCCGGCGGGCGGAGGGAGGACGACATGACTGATCTCGCGATCCTCTTTCGAATGCCCAAGATCGAGTTGGTGGAGCTTGTTCGTCTGCTCTCCTTCCGGCTTGGTGGTTTGCCCGACGAAGCCGTCGACGAAGCACGGTTTCACGCGGCGACGAAGCAGGCCGAAGAGGCGAGCGCAGCCGTGGAGGCGGCGTTTCGGGAATTCGTCCGTGTCAACGAACTCCGCGCCCGTGACATTGCCGAAGGTCGGCGACCGTGTGCCGACATCGCCGCCGCGACCACCGCCTACCGCATCGCCGTTCGACGCGAACGGGAGACGTTCGCTCGTCTCGGGGCACTGCGCATGGGAGTCGAGCGATGAGCGCGCGCGTTCCGATCGGCCGGCAGGTCGGTGTGCTCGTCCAGGAGCAGCCTCACGTCGAGCGGCGGCTGCGCGGCGCGGTGGCGCGCGGGCAGATGCGGCCGGCCGAGGTCGATTACCTGATCGAGAGCCTCGCCGCCGCGATCGCCACCCTCGAATGGGTCCGCGACAACGAAGCGACGATCAAGCGCGTCCACGCGGCGATGGTCGCCGGAGAGGAGGCGGAAGGATGAGCGTCGATGCGAACCGGTCCGTCGTTGCCCGTAAGCGATCGCGCGCCCGTACCGAAGCCCTCGCGGAGCGGGATCCTCGCGCCAAGCTCCAGTATTTCCCGACGCCGCCATGGGCGACCCGAGCCTTCCTCGACGCGGCCGAGATCGACCTTCGGGGAAAGCTCGTGTGGGAGCCGTTCTGCGGCTGCGGCCACATGGCTGCGGTGCTCGAGGAAGCCGGCGCGCACGTCTACGCCTCCGACATCTACCCGCACGGCTACGGGGCCGTCGGCTCTTTCGTCGGCGGCGATCTCGTCGGCGACGTCATCCGGCGGCCTTGGCCGGGCCGGGGCGACTGGGTGATCTCCAACCCGGCCTTCACGCTGATGGTGCAGGCATTCGAGCGCGGCCTCGACGTCGCCGACAACGTCGCGATGTTCTGCCGCCTGCAGTGGCTGGAGACACCGGAGCGCTATCATCTGTTCGCTCGTCATCGGTTCGAAGTGTGGGTCCATACGGATCGAGTGCCATTGCACGAATTCGAGTGGCTACCGGACGGGTCCACCGCCACCGCTTACGCGTGGTTCGTGTTGCGCCGGGATCGACCGCAGTGGTCGGCGACGGCCGAGTTCGACGGTCGGTTCGTCCCGCCCGGCGGCCGCGAACGATTCACTCGTCCCGACGATGCCTATTGGTTCGCCGGCGACCCTCCTCGGATCCTCGATCGTCGCGCGGAGGGTCGGAAATGACGCGTCGGACGCCCATCTCCGTCACCGATCACGCTGTCGTTCGATGGCTCGAGCGTGTCGAGGGTTTCGACGTCGCAGCGCTGCGCCGTCAGATCGCCGCGTCGGCGGCGGTCGGTCTCGCCCACGGTGCGGCCATCGTCGTCGTCGCCGGCGGCAAACTCATCCTCGACGGCGACGTCGTCGTCACCGTGTTGCGGCCGACGCAGGTCTCGAGCGCCGAGATCGGTCGGTTACAGATCGAAATCGCGGCCGAGATCGAGATCTATCGCCGCGCCAAGCGGAGACGCCGGACATGACCGGGATCTTGCCGCTAACGCGCGCCGCCAGTCGCATCGTCACGGTCCTGGGCGAGGACCGGGCGATCGCGCTGTTTCTGGCGGTCGGCGGCACCCACCGCAATCTCGCGCCGCGCCCGTCGCCCGACAACATGATCGTCGCGGCGATCGGTGAGGAGGGCGCACTGGCGTTGTGGGAGGAGTTCGGGCCGAACCTCGGCCGCGTGCCGGTCGCTAAGGACTGGATCGGTCAGGTCTGGTACGCGCGCGGTCGCAACATCTCGGAGATCGCCCGCCTGTTGCACGTCACCGACAAGACGGTGCGCGGCTGGACCAAGGCGCGGCGGACCGAAGCTCGCGCCGCCGCCGCCGAGCGCGCCGAGCGGCGCGCCGAGGCCGCCGCGCGTCAGCTCGATCTGGTCGATTGGTTCGAGGGAAAGTCGGCCGGCCGGTGACCATCGCACGGTCGTGCGACCTTCGAGGCGAGCGGATCTCGCGCACTGTGGGCCCAGATCGACGCCGCCGCAAGATCCTCTCGGAAGCATTTCGAGCCGGCGTCGGGAGGTCCCGATGTCCGCTCCGAGCTTCGCCGATCTGGCGCCCGAATACGCAGCGCAATGGGCGCGCATGACCATCCTGCCCGCCCGATCCGGCGAGGTGGAGCGCGCGGCGCGCGACGTCGCCAGCGGTCGTGACCGCTATGCGGTCGTCGAGACGGCTACCAGGGTGCCGTGGTTCGTCGTCGGCCTCCTGCATCTGCGAGAGGCGTCGCTCGATTTCCGGAGCCATCTCCACAACGGCGATTCGTTGACGCGGCGCACGACGCATGTCCCGGCCGGTCGACCGGTCGACGGCGCGCCGCCCTACACCTGGAGTGAGAGCGCGATCGACGCCATGCGCTACGACGGTCTCGATCGGGTCGGCCTGTGGCCGCTCGAAGCGATCGCCTATCGCGCCGAGGCTTACAACGGCTTCGGGCCGCGCAATCACGGCTCAGTCAGCGGCTATCTGTGGGCCGGATCGACCCTCTACGGCGGCGGCAAATACGTCGCCGACGGCGTGTGGGCCCCCGGCGTCTGGGACAAGCAGCTCGGCGTGATGACGGTGCTGCGGCGGATGGTCGAGCTCGGCCTCGCCGTGGTCGGTGCGCCGTCGGCGACGATCGCCGCGAAGGGCCATACGGCCGAGGATCTGCAGGTCGCCCTCAACCGCGCGCTCGGCGGCGTTCCGGGCTTCGATCCGCTCATCGTCGACGGCTCCATCGGTCGCATCACCCGCGCGGCGATCCGGCTGTTCCAGGGGCGCGCCGGCCTCGATGCCGACGGCTTCGCCGGTCCGCTTACCTGGGCGGCGCTCGATCGGATCGCGTGAGGAGGCCATCATGGCGTTGGACTGGATTTCCGTCGGCAAACAGATCGTCGCCGCGGGCGCGCCGACCATCGGCGGAGCGTTGATCGGGCCGCTCGGCGCGCAGATCGGCTCGGTGCTCGCCACCGCCCTCGGCGTCGAGCCGACGCCGGAAGCGGTCGGCGGCGCCGTCGCGGCCGATCCGGGCAAGGTGGTCGCGGTCGATGCCTCGCCCGGAGCGGATCTGACCGGCTGGCTCGCCATCCACGCGCAGATGGCGGCGGGGCTGGCGACGTCCGAGGCGGCGCGTGAGAGCTGGTTCGCGTGGGGCTGGCGCCCGGCGATGAGCTGGCTGCTGATCGCCATGTGGGCCTGGGCGATCATCCTGCTGCCGGTGATCGACGCGGTGTGGAAGCTCGGAATCCCGGCCCCGCCCTACGATCAGATCCTCGCCTTCGCCGGTATCTGGCTGACCATCTACGGCGGCGGTCACACACTCAAGGCGATCATGGGCAGGGACTGACCGATCATGGAGCAATGGATCCTGTCCTGGTGGCACGTCATCATTTCTGTGTTGGGCGTCGTGCTGATCCCCTCGATCGGCTGGGCGATCCGCGCCGGGCTCGCCTCGAAATCGGACTTGGCCGTCGAAGCACGGGCGCGCGGCGATGCGCTGGTGGCGCTCGAAACGCGGCTCGGTCAGCGTCTCGACGGCATCGAGACCGAGCAGGGCGAGCTCGCCGATCGCACCCTGCGGATCGAGACAGAGATCGGTCACTTGCCGACGTCCGACGACATCGCCGAGCTGAAGGCGGCCGTGGGGCGGACCGACACGCGGTTCGAGGGAATGTTGCGGGAGATGCAGTCGATCGTGCATTCGCTCGCGCGGATCGAGGATCGGCTCATGAAAGGGACCGCGCCATGAGCGATTTCGTCGACGACATCACCCGCTCGCGCCGCCTCGCCACGCTCCGCGTCGTCCGCGAGAACGAGGGCGCGGTGAACGAGAGCGTGCTGCGGCAGGCGCTGCATCTCCTCGGCTTTCGGGGGCGCCTGCAGACGGACGAGGCGCTCGCCGGCGACGCCGAGATGCTGGAGCGCGCCGGTCTGGTGACCATCGTCTATTGGGAGGGCCGCGTCCGCACTCTCGAGATCTCGCGTCGCGGCCGGTCCTACCTCGATCGGCGCGTCGATCCCATCACCGGCATCGACTATCCGGAGGCGTGACATGCGCCCCTCGAAGATCGACCGCCTACCGCCCGAAATCCGCGACGCGATCGGAGATCTGCGCCGGCAGGGGCGGACGATCGACGAGATCCTGACGCATCTGAAGGGGTTCGGCGGAGAGGCTGCGGCGGTGTCGCGCTCCGGCCTGGGCGTCCATTTGAAGAAGTGGGATGCGCTCGCCGACCGACTGAAGGGCAGTCGGGAGGCGGCCGAGGCGATCATGGCGCGCTTCGAGGCCGAGGGCGCCGACGACCGGATGGCGCGGCTCAACGTCCAGATGCTGCATTCGGCGATCCTCGGCTTGTGGAACGGCGAGGACGGCGAGATGCCCCAGCTGGACGCCAAGGAGGCGATGCAGCTCTCCACCGCGCTCAAGAACCTCGTTCAGGCGAGCCGCACCGATCAGATCCGCTACGCCGAAACGCGCAAGCTGCTCGAGGAGGAGCGGGCGAAGACGGAGCGGCTCGAGGCCGCCGTCGCGATCGCCGTCAAGTCGGGCATCTCTCAGACGACCCTCGACGAAATCAACCGCCGGCTCGGGGTGGTCTGATGGGGCGCGCGCGGATCGTTCCGGCGAACCGGCAAGCCATCTTCCTACCCTATCAGGGGCGATGGATCACCGATGTGTCGCGCCTCAAGCTCATGGAGAAGGGTCGCCAGATCGGCCTTTCCTGGTCGACGGCCTATGCGACGGTGTCACGCACCGCTCTGATCTCGGCCAAGCGCGACCAATGGGTGTCGTCGCGCGACGACATTCAGGCCCGGCTCTTTCTGGAAGACTGCAAGTTGTGGGCGGGCAATCTCGACCTCGCCGCCGCCGATCTCGGCGAGCAGGCGCTCGATCCCGAGGGTAAGCAGAGCGCCTATGTGCTGCGGTTCGCCAACGGGCTCCGCATTCATTCGATGAGCTCGAACCCGGATGCGCAGGCGGGCAAACGGGGCGGCCGTGTGCTCGACGAGTTCGCGCTCCATCCCGATCCGCGAAAGCTCTGGTCGATCGCCTATCCCGGCATCACGTGGGGCGGATCGATGGAGGTGATCTCCACGCATCGCGGCAGCCACAATTTCTTCAATCAGCTCGTTCGCGAGGCGCGGGAGGGCGGCAATCCGAAGAAGATCAGCCTGCATCGAGTGACACTCGCCGATGCGCTCGGCGACGGCTTCCTGTGGAAGCTCCAACAGTCGCTCCCGGCCGACGACGAGCGGCAGGAGATGACCGAGGAGGAGTATTTCGACTGGGTCAAGGCCGGCTGTGCCGACGAAGAGAGCTTCCTCCAAGAGTACATGTGCTGCCCGGCCGACGACGATGCGGCCTTCCTCGAATACGACCTGATCGCTTCGGCGGAATATTCGGCCGCAGCCGATTGGAAGACCATCGAGGGCAAGGAGCTCTATGCCGGGCTCGATATCGGCCGCAAGCGCGACCTCACCGTTCTGTGGGTCCTCGAACGGCTCGGCGACGTTCTCTATACCCGTGCCGTGATCGCACTGCGCGACATGCGCAAGTCCGAGCAGGAGGCGATCCTGTGGCCGTGGCTGGCGCGATGCCGCCGGACCGCGATCGACGCGACCGGCCTCGGCATCGGCTGGGCGGACGACGCCCAGGACCGGTTCGGGCAATACGCGGTCGAGCCGGTGACCTTCACGGCCGGCGTCAAGGAAGCGCTCGCCTATCCGGTGCGGTCGATCATGGAAGACCGAAGACTGCGCATCCCGCATCGTCCCGAGATCCGCGCCGATCTGCGCTCGGTCACCAAGCAGGTAACGACGGCCGGGAACATCCGCTTCACCGCCGAGCGTACCGTAGACGGGCACGCCGACCACTTTTGGGCGCTCGGGCTGGCGATCCACGCCGCCGGGACGACGCGCGGTCCGGTTCGCCTGGACGTGCTCGATACGCCTCGCCGTGAACCGGCCGCTCTCGCCGGCTTCGGCTTCGGGATCTCGTCGTCGACCCGAGAGACGCTCGAATCCTACGTGCGAGGTGAATGATGGCGACCAATTCCGATGATCTCCGCATCGAGTTCGCGCCGGTTTCCGGCGATCCGATGGTCGCCGCGTATCAGTCCGTGCTGACGCCGCAGGATCCCACGCTCGCTCGATCTCCGGGGAAGGGCGTCGCGCTCTACGACGAGATCCGACGCGATCCCCATGCGCATGCCGTGTTGCAGAAGCGGGCGATGGAGGTGACGGCGCGGGAATGGGCCGTCACCGCGGCTTCCGACAAACGCGCGGACAAGAAGGCCGCGGACCTCGTCGAGCGGGGATTGAAGAACTTCGACTTCGACCGATTGACCCGAGGCCTGCTCGGCGCGGTGCTCTATGGGTTCGCCGTGGCCGAAGTGATCTGGGACGTCGTGGACGGGGAGTGGTTGCCGGCTTCGGTCAAGGTGCGCCGACAGCGGCGATTTCGGTTCACGCAGAACGGAGACCTGCGGCTGCTGACGCGAGAGGCGATGTTCGAAGGGGTTTCGGTGCCCGATCGCAAGTTCATCGTCCACCGCTATTCGCTCGATCACACCGACGACGATCCCTATGGGCTCGGCCTCGGATCCGTCCTGTTCTGGCCGGCCTGGTTCAAACGGCAGGTGCTCGGCCATTGGCTCGGCGCGACCGAGCGCTACGCGGAGCCGGATCTCAGCCTCACCTACGACGGCAATTACGACGCCGCCCTCGAACAACAGCTGCTCGCCGCAGCCGCCCGACGCGCCGGCAACAAGGTGATGGCGCTGCCGTCGACCGTGAAGGCGGAGCTGCTCGAGGCCGCCAATTCCGGCGGATCGGACGCGCTCGGCGGGTTGTCGCATTACCTCGACGAGATGATGAGCGAGGCGGTTCTGGGCGAAACACTGTCGACCAACGCCGGTGATGCCGGGTCTCGAGCGCTCGGCGAGGTCCATAACGACGTTCGATTGGCGATCGCCAAGGCGGATGCGGATCTTTCCTCCGCGACCATCAACGAGACGCTCGTACGATGGATCGTCGACGTCAACGCCGTCGGCGGAGCCTATCCGACGGTGTGGCGCAATTTCGAAGCGGAGGAAGACCTCACCGCCCGCGCCGACCGCGACACCAAGATCGTGGCGATGGGTTACCGGCCGGCATCCGTCGACTACATCAACGAGACCTATGGCGGCGACTGGGTGGAAGCTGCGCCGTCGGCCTCCGCGTCGGCGCCACCGGCCGCACCGACCGACCGGACCGCGGCTCAGGTGGCGCTCGCCACGGCCTTCGCCGAAGCGGTCGGCGGCACCGTCGCCGATCCGCTCGTCCCCCTGGTCGATCGGCTGGCGAAGACTGCGGATGCACCGATCGGCGCCATGATCGAGCGGATCCGACGCGAGGCGGAGACCGCCACCACGCTCGAGGACTTCGCGACGCGGTTGCTCGTCTTGTCCGGAGATCTCTCGATCGACGACCTCGCCGCAGACTTCGAACAGGCTCTGACCGTGGCCGCGCTCGGCGGCGCCGCCTCGGTCGAGGGGGCGAGCGATGGCGGTTGAGGGGTTCGGGCTCGATTTCAAGCCGGCGATCGCCTTCTTCGAACAGAAGGTCAATCTGCCGACCAAACGGTCCGACGATCTGAAACACGGTGCCCACGTGCGCGCCTTTTCGGTCGCCGGCGTGAGCCGCGACGACATCCTGGCGACGTTTCGCGCCGAGATCGACCGGGCTCTGCATGGTGGCGGCGACATGGCGTCGTTTCGAAAGGTCTTCGACGACGTCGTCGATCGCACCGGATGGACGTTCAAGGCGCGTGGGCGCACCGAGGAGGAACGGCGCGCCTGGCGCGCCGGCGTGATCTTTTCGACCAACCTCCGCACCGCCTACATGGCGGGACGCTGGCAGCAGCTGACCGATCCGGGTCTCGTCAAGATCAAGCCCTATTGGCGGTATCGACACAACGACGTCCGCTTCCCTCGCCCGATGCACGTCGCCTGGGACGGCACGGTGCTGCGCTGGGACGATCCGTGGTGGAAGATCCATTATCCGCCGAACGGGTGGGGTTGCCAGTGCGACGTCGAGGCGCTCGGCCGCCGCGATCTCGCCCGTCTCGGCAAGACCGGGCCGGATCCGGCGCCCGTCGACGCCACCTATCCCGGCAAGGATCCACAGACCGGAGAGGCCGAGATCCGGCATCCCGGGGTCGACCGTGGGTGGGAGTACAGTGTCGGCGAGGCCTGGACGAACGGTGTCGTGCCGCAGGAGCTGGCGACGCCGCTCGCCGTTCACGGAGATCCGATCCGCAAGCCGGATCGGCTGCCGCCACTGCCCGATCCGACGCCGGTCGAAGCGAGCCGATTGATGGCGCCGGGGTTGCCGGAGCAGGATTACGTGTCGGCATTCCTGGAGGAATTCGGTGCGGCGCTCGATCGACCGGCGTTGGTGCGCGACAAGTCCGGCGGCGTGATCGCCATCGACAAGTCGCTGTTCGAGATCCGCGACGGAACCATTCCGCCGCCGCTGAAGATCAAGAAGAACGGCCGCGAGGTCTATGTGCGCGAGCTCGCCCGGGCGATCCTGGAGCCCGACGAGATCTGGGTCGACTGGGCGGAGACGCAAGCCGGTCCGGTGCTACGTCGCTCCTATCTGCGACGCATCTTGTTGCCGTCTGGACAATCGCTGTTCGTACGCTTCCAGTGGACCAAAACGGGATGGGAGGGCGTCACCGCGTTTCCGAGCCGTCCGAGTTATCTCGAGACCTACAGGACGGGAGCCTTGCTCTACCGCCGGGAATGAAGAAAGCGCCTCCAACCGGCCGAAGGCGCTCGATCCGGAGGGTTTCCGACGCGGGCCGGGCACCCGCCCTCTGGACGATCGCCATTTTAAGCGGAAACACGGGGAACGACAATGACCGGGGTCACGATCAGGGTCGACGACGAGGCGGTGCTCGCCGCGCTCGGGGGATTGGCGGAAGCGACCGCCGACCTCGCGCCCGTCCTCGAGGGGATCGGCGAGGTACTGCAACGGTCGACCAAGGACCGGATCGAACAGGAGGTCGATCCCGCCGGCAACCCGTGGGTCCGTCTCAATCCGATCTATGCGAAGACGAAGAAGGGTCCCGGCATCCTGCGCGAGAGCAAACAGCTGTGGGGTACCATCGTCTACGAGGTCGCCGGCGACGAAGTCACGGTCGGCACCAATCGACCTCACGCCCGGGTCCACCAGTTCGGGGCCACCATCGTGCCGAAGACCGCCGCGGCCCTCGTCTTCCAGATGGGCGGCGAGACGTTCCACCTGAAGTCGGTCCGCATCCCGGCACGACCCTTCCTCGGCATCTCGGCGACGGATCGGGAGCGCATTCTCGACACCATCGCCGACGCCCTCGACGCGGCCGTGGGAGGCGCGCTGACGGGCGGCGCCGAACCGTGATGCCCGAAGACGTCGAGACGGCGAACGGCCGCCGGAGCGCTTCGAAACCACTTCGACGCGCGACCTGTCGCCAGAGGGGATCATCACTGGCCTGCGAACGCCATCCGGACTAGGATCTCGGTGCGTCGTCGCCCTCGTGTCGCCGCACCTCGCACGGATGTGCGACCTGTCGATCCATCGCCGGCCTGCGATGGTCGACCTATGACGAAACACCCTGCCGCCGACTTCGCCGAAGCGAAGCCCTTCGACATCTTCCGCGCCGGCACGCACGTGCCGATGGTCGGCGCGGCGATCGCTTTCGCCGAGAGTGATCTCGCCAGGATCGCGGCGGCCTATGATCCGTCGGTGTCGCAGGCGCCGATCGTGGTCGGGCATCCGGCGATCGACGCGCCCGCCTACGGATGGGTCTCCGGTCTCGAGGTCGACGGCGACCGGCTGCGCGCCTCGCCCGAGCAGGTCGATCCGGCCTTCGCGGATCTAGTGCGCGCCGGTCGCTTCAAAAAGGTCTCCGCATCGTTCTACCGGCCCGGTCAGGTGAACAATCCGAAGCCGGAAGGTTATTACCTGCGGCACGTCGGATTTCTCGGCGCGACGCCGCCGGCGGTGAAGGGTCTGCGACCGGTCGAATTCGCCGAGGACGAGGACTGTCTCACCGTCGAATTCGGCGATTGGGCGGCCGCGTCCGGTGTTCGTATCGCCGCGCGCCTGTTCCGCTCCCTGCGCGAATGGATCATCGGGTCGGACGGACAGGACGTCGCTGATCGTGTGCTGCCGGATTGGGATGTCCAGTCCTTGGCCGACCTGCCGGCCGAAATCGACCCGCCCCCTTCCGTGCCCGATGCTCCGGGGGCGCCCGCCTATGCCGACCCCCCGACCCGCGAGGACCTCGACGTGACGAACCCCATCGACTTGGAGGCGCGCGAACGCGCGCTGCAGGAGCGCCAAGCGGCACTCGATGCGCGAGATGCCGCCTTTGCGGCAGCCGAACGCGATCGGCGCGCCGACGAAGATGCCACCATGCTCGACGCTCTGACCGCAGCCGGTCGGTTGCCGAAGACGGTCCGTCCGATCGCCGACGCGTTGTTCGCCGAAGTGCGATCGCTGGCGACGACCGTCGACTTCGCCGACGGTGACAGCGTCGTGAAGGCGACGCCACGCGACCTGCTGGTCCGTCTTCTCGAAGTACTGCCGATCCCGGTGCCGACCGGCGAGATCGCCTTCGGTGAGACGGTCGCCGACGGCGAGGATCCGGCGGCGATCGCCGTCGCCATCACCAAGGCCGCGGGTGACCACGGCGGCGATATCCTCAAGGGTCTCGCCAGCATCAGGGGGCGGAAATGAGCATCAATCAGATCGTCGTCAAGAATTACGTCGCCGGGGCCGCGCTCGTCGACAATCAGCTCGTCAAATTCGGAGCGAGCGACGACGTCGTCGTACCGGCCACCGCCGCCGCCGACTTCGTCCTCGGTGTCGTCGACCAGACCAATGGCGCGGCGACCGGAAAGCGGGTCGACGTGGTGCTGTTCGGCGTCAGCGACGTCAAGGCGGGAGCCGCGATCACCCGCGGTGCGCTGCTCACCTCCGACGCGAACGGCCTCGCCGTTCCAGCGGCGCCGGCGGCAGGCGCCAACGCACGCATCATCGGCGTCGCGCTGTCCTCGATGGCGTCCGGCGACATCATGCCGGCGTTCATCAACCCCTGCTCGATGCAGGGCTGACGCTCGTGGGCGCCGCATCGCGGCGCCCTTTCGTTCCGCTCGACCGAGGTATCACCCATGCCGGCTCCCTTCACGATCGATCCCGTCCTCACGGGTCTCGTCATCGCCTACCAGAACGGCGCCTACATCGCCGACCGCGTGTTGCCGCGGCTCGAACCGGTGCTGTCGCGGTCGGAGTTCAAATATTCGGCCTACAATTTCGGTGAGGCGGTCTCGCTGATCTCGACCAAGGTCGGTCGGAAGGGCACGCCGAACGAGATCGAGGTGACGCTCACCGACACGCCGTCTGCGACCGAAGACTTCGCGCTCGACGACGTGGTGCCGCAGGACGACATCGATCAGGCCCCGGCCGCGTACGATCCGGTCGCCGCGGCGGCGGTGAGGGTCCGCGATCAGATCATGCTGGATCGCGAACAGCGCGCGGCCGGTCTCGTCTTCAACGCGGCCACCTACGGCGCCGCCAACAAGGTGACGCTTTCGGGTACGTCGCAGTGGTCGGATGCGACGTCGAACCCGATCAAGGCGATCGGCGACGCCCGCGATCAGATGGTCATGCCGCCCAACATCCTGGTGCTCGGGCAGCTGGCGTGGACCGGCCTGCGGCGCAATCCTGCGATCGTCTCGTCGATTTCGTTTTCAGGGACTTCGAACGGCATGGCGTCGATCCGCGCCGTCGCCGATCTGCTCGAGCTCGACGACATCGTGGTCGGCACGGCCTGGATCAACTCGGCGCGGCGGGGTCAGACCGCGTCGCTCGGTCGGGTGTGGGGCAAGCATGCCGCTCTCTTGCGGCTCGATCGCAACGCCAACGCCAAGGGCGACGTTCCGACGTTCGGCTTCACCGCTCAATACGGCCGCCCGGTCGCCGGTACGATCCCGGAACCCAAGGTGGGCTTGCGCGGCGCGACCCGAGTGCGGTCGGGCGAGTCGGTCAAGGAGGTCATCTGCGCGGCCGACCTCGGTTACTTCTTCCAGAACGCCGTCGCCTGACGGCGCGACGGGCCCGAGCACGCAGATCACGGAGACCGACATGGCGAAGACGCAGCAATCCGAGCAGCCCGACGTCGAGCCCGCTCATCCGGTCCTCGGCTCGGTCTGGCACGACGGGATCTTGTACGCACCGGACACGGACAGCGACGCCATCCCGAGCGCGGCGCTCTCCGAGCCGCAACTCGCGGCTCTGATCGAGGCCGGCGTGGTGGCCGTGGCGGCCGCTTCGATGCCCTCCGAAGGTCCGAGCGGAGGGCCGTGACGATGGCCTATGCCGTCCTTCAGGATCTCGTCGATCGAGCCGGCTCGGCGGAGATCCTCCAGATCGCCGATCGGGACGGCGACGACGTCGCCGATCCAGAGGTCGTGGATGCGGCGCTCGAAGCGGCGCGGGTGCAGATCGACGCCTATCTGGCGATCCGGTACGGCCTTCCACTCGACCCGGTGCCCGACATCGTCCGTGCGTGGGCGGTCTCGATCGCCCGCTACGTGCTGCATCGCGATGGACCGCCGGACTATGTGGTGCGGGATCAGCGCGACGCCCTCGCCGCACTGAAGGACGCCGCCGCCGGTCGGCTGGCCCTGCCGGGTGTGGTGGCCGGTGAGGTCGTCCCGGCGCCGACGGTGTCCGCTGCGGGGATCGGCGTCTCCGGCGATCCTCCGGCGTTCGGACCCGACCGATTGCAGGGGTGGCTGTGATGTTGGCGGAAATCGCCGCTCGGCTGACCGCCGCAGCTCCCCTCTTCACATCGGTTTCCGGCGCCGAGGATCTCGCGGCGTTGGGCGAGGGCACGGCCCCGGCCGATCTCAGCGCCTACGTGTTGCCGTTCGCATCGCGGGCCGAGCCGAACCAACGTGCGACCGGGGGAACGCTGCAGCGGATCGAGGTGCAGTTTCTGGTCGCCGTGTGCATTCGGCGCCACGGCGACGCCAAGGGCGGCACGCGGATCGGCGTCACCGATGCCGTCGAGAAGGCACTCGAGGTGGCATTGCTCGGCTGGTCTCCGACGATCGACGCCGAACCGGTGCAATTCGCCGCCGGTCGATCTCAGCCCGCCAAGAACGGCGTGCTCTGGCACGTGACCACCTGGACGACGGGTCGCGTAGCCGAAGAACCTTGAGGAGACGCGCATGGACATGCCGCAGATCGGCGGATCGTACGTCCGCCAACCCGATACCGGCGCTCTAACCCGGATCGACCCCGAGCAGGGAGCCGACGCGCCGACCGACGAGACCGCGCCGGTCGCGACGACCTCGACCGAGCCGTCGCCGGCCGATCGCGATCCGGCCCCCGACACCGACGGCGAGGAACACTGACATGGCCCGTTACTTCCGCAAACTGGTGCTGCTCGCCAAGACCGAGACGACTCCGGGCACCGACGCCGTGCCGACCGGTGCCGCCAACGCGATCCTGGCGACCAACGTGTCGTTCACGCCGATCGAGGGCGAGGAGGTGGACCGCGACCTGATGTTGCCGTATCTCGGCGACAACGGCATCGTCCTCGCCGGCACCCATGCCAAGATCGACTTCGAGATCGAGATCGCCGGGTCGGGAACCGCCGGGACCGCGCCGGCCTATGGGCCGCTGCTGCGGGCCTGCGGCATGGCGGAGGTCGTCACCGCCGGCACGTCGGTCGTCTACAACCCGATCTCGGGATCGTTCGAGGCGGTCTCTCTCTACGCCAACTGGGACGGCGTCAATCACATCCTGCTCGGGTGTCGCGGCAACGTCTCGCTCTCCTTCGCGCCGGGCAAGATCCCGCACTACAAGTTCGCGCTGGTCGGCCTGCTCGGCACCGTGGCCGACGTCGCTCTGCCGACGGCGACGCTGACCGCGTTCAAGGCTCCCCTCGTCGTGTCCAAGGCCAACACGCCGACCTTCGCCTTGCACGGCGTCTCGGCGCCCGGTGAGAGCCTCGATCTCGACCTCGGTCAGAAGGTCGAGCCGCGTCTGTTGATCGGATTCGAGTCGATCGAGATCACCGATCGCAATGCCTCCGGGACGGCCGTGATCGAGGCTCGGCCGATCGCCACCATCAACTGGTTCGACAAGGCCCAGAAGCGGACGCGCGGCGCGCTGTCGCTGATCCATGGCACGGTCGCGGGCAACATCGTGCAGATCGACGCGCCGCAGGTGGAGATCGGCAAGCCGAGCCAGGGCAACTCGCAGGGCGTGATCACCTATTCGTTGCCTCTGCGGCTCTGCCCCGCCACCGGCAACGACGAGCTCACCATCACCGTCAAGTGAGCCGGTCGATACCGGTTCGAACCACCTTCGAGGCCTCATGTTCAAGCTCGCCGACACCTGTCGTTTCAAGTGGCCGGTCACAATCCGCAAGCCGTCGTCGGCGGAGGCCGGTCAAATCGAGGAGCAGTCCTTCGTCGGTCTCTTCCGCGCGCTGCCGCGCACGGAAGCCGCCGCTCTCGCCGAGGAGATGCGGCGGGCCGACACGCCGGAGACGATCGCGGCGGCCGAGCTGCACCAGATCGCGTCGGTGCTCGAGGGCTGGGAGGACGTCGTCGACGACGTCGGCGCGCCGGTGGCGTTCGGGGAAGAGGTCCTCGCCGCCGCCTGCGAGTGGCCGTGGTTCCGTGAAGCGACCGCTCGCGCCTATGCCGAGGGCATCTCCGGTGCGCGCCTGGGAAACTGAGGGCGGTCGCCCGCGCCTGGGCCTGCGCGCGGACCGGCCGGACCGACGATACCGCACCCGTCGAGATCGACGCGGACGTCGCC